ACTAGAAATGTCCCTGAAGAAAATAAAAAAAAAATAGGTGAAAAGAAAACTTCAAAGTATACTGGTGTAAGTTATGATTCTAAACGAAAGTATTATGTAGCTGGTATTAAATTAGCTGGTAAAACTTATAATTTAGGAAATAGTCAAGAAGAAGTTGAATGTGCAAAATTATATAATCAACAGGCGCTTTTTTTTAATAATACTTTAAATTCAAAGTATATACTAAATGATATTCAAAATTATACAACTTTACCAAAAGATTTTCGTAACGATATAATAAATAATAAAAATGATAAAATTAATAAAAAATCAAGTGTTTTTCATGGTGTATCAATAACTACAACAAAAAAATGGGCTGCAAGCTATATGTTAAATAAGAAAAAAATTCATATTGGAAGTTTTAATACTGAATTAGAAGCTTGTAAAGCATATAATAAAATAGTTATTGAACTTAATAAAAATGGTTGTAATTACAAAGTTAATATAATATAATTTCAATTAAGAATTATATTACATTATTTTCTTTTAAATATTTAAAAGTTCTACTTCCTATTTTAACACGTCTTTTTGTCAATGGATTAATTATCCACTCGTTTTCTGTTTTTTCTTCTACAATTTCATTTTCTATATTTTTTCTACACATTGGGCATATTTTATTATTTATTTCAACATGTGTTTTTAAACATGTTTTATGAAATTTATGATTACATTCTAAAGTAACAACGTCTTCATTTTCATTTAAAGTAACTGTGTTAGTGTCAAAACAAATAGAACAAACAAAATCTTTATTTAAAAACATTTCAAATGTAAATTCTTCATCTAAGCTACCTGTATCGTCTAAATTATTTTCAGTAAAATAGATATAATTATAGTGATCTTGTAGTTTTTCAGATATAATGTTATAATTAATTATATAATCTTCAATTTCAAAACATCTTGTTGAATAATATCCTCGATTATACATTTCGTCCAATTCTGATAATTGTGTAAAAATAGAATCTATATTTAATAATAAATAATTATACATGTATTCCTTAAATACATCTATCTTTTCATATTGAAGATATCTAATTAAACAAGTAATCCAAGTTTGATGTTGAACATAAACAGTATAACTAGGATCATCTCTACCACCTGGCTCATAAGTATAAGGATTATTATCTAAAAAAGAATGAAATGTTAATAAAATTGTTTCTATCCCCATACTTGAAGTCCATTTTTCATTTTCTGATGGCCATGTGTTTAAAATAGTACTACAACATTTTCCATCTTTATACATATTAGGATGTATTCTAACACCGTCGTAATTTATAAATGTTACCTTTGGTGGTGAATGTGGATAATTATCAGGAATTTCAAAATCTAATCTAATAAATTTATGTCGATAAACAGAATCACTTGGTGCTTTTATAATAGTATGTAAAATATTTATATTAGATTCATCATGGTAAACGAGGTAATCATTTTCTAACAAAGATCGTTGACTTTGCTGTATATACAAAGATCTTATTTCTTTTTGAAACCTTTTGTTCATTTTATTTAATATAAACTAAATTAAATAAAATCAATTTTTAATCTTTTTTCTTTAATGCCAACTTTCCATTTTTATATAATAATAATAAATGATCTTTTAATATTTCTTCTTCCTTTTCTTTTTCTTTTATTTTTATTTTTTCTTCTTTTTCTTTCTTCTTTTTTATTTCTTCTTTTTGAAGATCATTTAAAGGGTTTTCTTTATTATATTCTTTTTTGTAGTCTTTGTAGTCTTTGTCTGGTATATAAATAATATTATCTTCTAATTGAACACTCCATGTTAAATTTAATTTTGGATTTACCAACATAATATAATCAGGGTATACAACTTTCATCAATAAACCACCAACCCTGAATTTCTTATTTTTTAAATTTAAATAACGTATCCATGTTTTAAATGGTCTTATTCTTTTTAATATCTTTTTTTCTTTTATCGTCTTTAAAGCGGTATAATTATCTAAATGCGCTACAATATCATCTCCTATCATACGATCTTGTTTACTACCATATTTTGATTTTTTATAACCAGAATCTACTATACTAATAAAACCATCTTTAGTTGTATAATTACTCGATTCATCCGAGGTATAATTACTCGATGTATATTCAGAATTACTTTCACTACTAGAATCAGTACCTTTTTTTTCTATTACAATACGAGTAGTTTTTTTTCGATTCATAATATCACTTACTATATTACTATATATTATTTTATCAATTTTTAAATAAAATAGAATATATTTTTTATTGCTTAAATATACGTTTATATATGTTACAATATTTATATAATTTAGCTATGAATTTATATAATGACGCTGATGAAATTATACCTAATCTTTGGTTAGGTAACCATAGATGTGCACTTGATGTTACATTTTTAAAAAAAAACAATATTAATTTAGTTATTAATTGTACACAAAATAAATCATTTATAAATCAAGTACCTTTAGATACACCTTTAGATATAGAAACATATAGAATTCCTGTAAATGATAGTTTATTAGAAAAAGACTTTTTAGCTATGCAAGGATATTTTAAAATTATTGTTCCATTACTTTTAAGAAAATATACAATAGATAAAAAAAATATACTTGTACATTGTCATATGGGAAAACAACGTAGTGCTATAGTAGTAGCTGCTTTATTAAAAGTACTATTAGATTATAATTATATACAATTAGATGAAGTTCCTAAAAACATTGAAAAAAGAAAACAATTTGATTATATATGTAATTATATAGTTCTAAAAAGACCACAGGCATTTACTTTTGGATATAGAGTAAATTTTATTTCATCGTTTTATAGGTTTTTTAATATATAATTTATTATTACATTACGTATTATTATTATATATACATTATTATATAATAATCATGAAAATCGATTTATGCAAATATTCAGATTTATTTGGAAAACCAAATACAGGTCTTCATAGATATAGATTTTTAGGTGAGATCTTTGATGGAGGTACCTCTACCGTCTTCGATGTTAATCGGCAAGGTATTGCAATCGTTGATGTTATAGCGACGATTATTTTAGGATTTTTTATAAAATTCTATTTTTTAAAAAATACAAATATAACAACAATAACATTTTTTCTTTTTATACTAGGTATATTTGCACATAGAATTTTTTGTGTAAAAACTAAAATTGATACTGTAATATTTAAGAATTAAATTAAACAGACGGATAAAATACCCACTTTGTTGTTTTATCAATTTCAGACATGTGTCCAACTATTTTTTTAAATATGTCATCTTGTTGTCGTAATTTATCATTACTTTTCAATAATGGAAAATATTTTGCAAATTCATGAAGGTTTAATATTTGAAAAAATTTACAAAGAGTATAACTATAACTTAAGAAATTCTTACGAGTTGGTGGTTTAAATTTTTCATAAGGTTCTTGGATTTGTTGAAACATCTTTTTAATTTTTTCTTCTATTTCCTGCGTTAATGTAAACGGAGGTCTACCATTTAATCTATTAATAATACCAATTACATTATCGTAATAATCATTTAAATTCAACTTTTTAAGATATCTTTTTACTTTTTCTTCTGTTAAAGAATTTAAATCACTTATTCTTTCCTTTTTAGCTTCTAATATTACTTTATCTAAAACATCTTGAGGAATTCCTCTTGCTTCTTTATTTTGAAAACGTCTTAACCAATCTTCTAAATGTGAACGTTTATCATATGTAAATTGTGGTCTATAATCATAATCTTGCTTTTCTTTATAAGATAATTCAGTTGCTTGTTCAACAGTATTTTTACAAATACCACAAAGTGGGCATACTAAAAAACTATTTGCAGTTTCGAATACAATATTGCAATCACCACATCTTAACGATTCTCTTTTAATAGTCATTTTATGTATTTTATTATCTGGTTCAAATTTTAAGAAATATTCTTCAACCAAATCAACTTTTTTTTCATTGATCTCATTTAATTCTAAACTAATTTCTTCACTTAATTCATTTAAATTTAACAATTCTCCTTCACGATCTTCTAATTCTATATATTTATTTATTATTTGAGCAGAATCTAATAGATAGTCGCATAAACTTATATCATTCTCTAATTTAATCTTTTCATTTTTTAAATTACGTAAAAATCTTTTATTTTTATCATCATTACCATTTTTGATATTTGTTTCTATGTCCTTAATGTCATTTTTAATTGTATTTAATTTTTTATCATTTATAGACAATTCTTCTAAACGACTTTCATGTTTATGTAAAATAGAATGTTGACTTTTTGATTTTTTCGTTTTCTGAAAATTTTTAGAATATGTTGGCGTACCTACCGTTTCCTTTTTCTTTCTCATCTATTTATCTTATATAATAATTATGTTTAAATATAATTGATATTATCTTATACATATATATATATTTATGAAAATTTTTAACAATACTTTTTACAAATTAGTTTACGATTTAGCAATAATGTCAAATAATGTTTATACATACATTAATCAATCAAACTGGATCGATTTACCAAATTATACAGTAAAAGATATAACAAATGATAACAATACAGTAAAATCTTTTTATTTTAATAATAAAGTTTCTGATATTAATGTTATTAGTTTTAAAGGTACAACTACATTATTTGGACTACAAGAAAATAAAGATTTACCAGTTAATAATATATTTTCAAGTACTTATACTGATAGATTTAATGATAATTTATATTTTTCTTGTTGCTTTTATAAACAATCTAATTTATTTAATCAATCTCAATGTGAAATTAATGAAAATGACGTTGTTAGACTGCAAGATACTCCACTAATTAACTTTACCGATAACATTACTGATAAAAACATTTGTTCTGATAATTGTTATAAAAATTCTATAGATTTTAGTTTAAACTATATTAATATTGCTAGAGATATTGTAGAAAAAATAAAAAATGATATAGATTTTGAAAAAGTTATTTTTACTGGACATTCATTAGGTGGTACAATGGCTACTATTATGGGAATTTTGTATAATAAAACATCAATTTCATTTCAGTCACCCGGAGATAAACATTATCTTGATTTAATTGGACTTAAAGCACATGAAAATACATATCATTTTGGTCATGATGCAGATCCTATTTTTTTAGGAAGTTGTGGAAATACTTGTTGGACTTTTGGATACAATCTTTATACAAAATGTCATTCTGGTTATACTTGTTTATATAATGCTAAAGAAAAATTAGGATACACAGAATCTATACTAAATCATCGTATAGATTACATTATAAAAAATATTATACCACATTGGGGAAACGACTTTCCTAAATGTGTACAAAATACAGATTGTTTTGATTGTGAATCGTGGAGTTATTATTAAAAATAATATCTTAAGTTAATTTTTTTTTATATTTTATTAACTTTATATATAATTATAATATATGTTATTTAAATTACCCAATGAATTATTGGTTGTTATTTATAAAATGTCAGATATAGAAACACGCGTAAAACTAAATAAAGTTTTTAATTGGAATTTTAGATCTCTAAACCCATATGAAAATATAGTTTTAAGGAAAGAAAGTTCTTATAAAACACGAACTCAAACTATATTTTATTCAATTGGTGGACATATGCTAACTATGTAAATACAAATGAAAATATTAATAATTTTTTATTAATATTTTTTTATTCGCTATCATTTTTTTTATCACTACCATTTTTTTTAAAACGTTTCATTATTTTATCAAATGGATTTCTACTTTTGATACTACTTATACTTTCAGGTATACTTCGTAAACTACTATTATCTGAATCTATCTCTCTTGTTGGCGGTCCTTCTTCAAGTTGCAAATTGTTAAACACTGGGATCATACCAGGTGGTCCTTGGTCTCCAGGTGGTCCTTTGTCTCCAGGTGGTCCTTGGTCTCCTGATTGTCCTTGGTCACCAGGTGTTCCAGGTGGTCCTTTGTCTCCAGGTGGTCCTTTGTCTCCAGGTGGTCCTTGGTCTCCTGATTGTCCTTTGTCTCCTAATTGTCCCTTATCACCAGGTGTTCCAGGTGGTCCTTTGTCTCCTAATTGTCCCTTATCACCAGGTGGTCCTTTGTTTCCAAGTGGTCCTTTGTCTCCTGATTCACCAAATGTTCCAGGTGGTCCTTTGTTTCCAAGTGGTCCTTTGTCTCCTGATTGCCCCTTATCTCCAGATTCACCAGGTGTTCCAGGTGGTCCTTTATCTCCAGACTGCCCCTTATCACCAGGTGGTCCAGGTGGTCCTTTATCTCCTGGTGGTCCAGGTGGTCCAGGTGGTCCAGGTGGCCCAGGTGGTCCAGATCGTATTAGTGGTCCAGATCGTATTGGTGGTTCAAGAGAATCGCTTGAGTTACTGTTACTTGAGTTACTGTTACTTGAGCTACTGTTACTTGAGCTACTGTTACTTGAGCTACTGTTACTTGAGCTACTACTGCTACTTGAGCTACTGCTTGAACTTGAGCTACTGCTACTTGAATCTTTTAATTTTTTTGATTTAAAATTTTTTATAGACCGCCCGAGTTCCTAATGGTGGTGTCCACGACGGTGTCCACCATGATGTCCGTGATGTCCTTTAAGTTCAAAGTACAAGCTCTTGTTTTCAGTTGCTCTTAATGCATCACGAAGTCTATCAGATTCTTGATTAGTTAAGAGACACTTGATACTTGATTCAGAATCAGAAATCTTGTCTTTAAGTGAGCTATATTCAAAGGCCATTTGCTTAGCAAGATCACCCTTGTTTTTAAGAGCTTCTATCTGAATTTGTGCGGTGTTGTCACTTGATTGTTTAGCAAGGAGTGCGTATTGGTTGGTTGTGGATAAAATTGTTTCAGCCTTTCCTTGGTAAATATCTCTTGTACTATTATTATAGTGGTCCCAAGCGAGATCATTATTTTTTTTAAGATATCCAATAAGTTCATTTGTCATTTTTTGGCCTTCCAATCCGTTAGCATATATAGATTGTTGTGATTGAGCGAATTGTTCAGCTGATCTAGCACGTATATCTTGAGAAGTACGGTAAATGGTTTGATCAGTTGCCGATGTGGTACGATAAATGTTATTATCAATTTCACCAGCGATTCTGTATGCTGTAGTGTCAGCTTGTGCACCGATACGTTCAGTAGCAGCAAGATTATCTTTAGCACCTACTAAAACTTGTTCTCTTGTCAAGGAAGCTTTATCTCCAATGTTTTCCATAATATTTGAAAAATTACGACTTTGCCTGGCTTCATTGGCGTATTGTGCTCTATCTTGTACATCCAAGATGTCTTTTGTTTGTCCATATTGTGATTTTAATGATTCAACATTTTGATAACTTTGTGTTTTTAATAAGTCAGTATCAACTTTTGCGATATTATCTGATAAATATTGTATTTGGTCATAGCTAGCTTTTAATTGGGCAGGGTCCATTTTTGTAACTTGTATTGTTATACATTTAAACAAGAAAAAAAAAATTCGTAAATTCCGTACAAATTAAATAAAATAAATATTTAAAACATTTTAATTTTACTTAATAAAATATACAAAAATATTTTATCATATATAATAAACTTTTATACTATTTCGCGTTTATGTTGTATTTGCATTTTTCTATATTAGTCATGTTTTGCAATATATTCTAATAAAATACACATAATGACTAAAACGTATTTAAAGATAACGTTTTTTTACTATTTAACTCGATAAAATGCGTATATATATCTTTTTTAATTTATTTACTTTCTTTAAGAAAAAAGAAAAAAAATGGATACCGAAAACTATATTTCACCTAGCAAAATCACTAAACAATATGATATAACTTCTGGAACGTTAAGAAGGTGGTCAGAAGCTGGGAAAATAAGATGTCTTAGACCAAATGGTGGAAAGAGGATTTATAATATTCAAGATATTAAAAAAATTTTTAATGCCGAAAATTTAGAAGTACCAGGAACTTCTAAATCTCCTTCTAAAAATAATTTTTCTAAAATTTTAGATGATCTAAAACATAATATGCAAATGGAAAATAATAAATCTATCAATAAAGAAGATGTTTTTAAATCTATTAAAATTATAGAAGAGGAATTTAATAATATAACAAATATATACCAAAATCAATAATTCTACCCAATCATATCATATCCAATCCAATTATACCCAAATAATTATACCCAATCAATTATACCCAATCAATTATACCCAAATAATTATACCCAATCAATTATACCCAATTATACCCAATCAATTATACCCAAATAATTATACCCAAATAATTATACCCAAATAATTATACCCAAATAATTATACCCAAATAATTATACCCAAATAATTATACTCAAATAATTATACTCAAATAATTAAAAAGTTAGTGTAAAAATAAACTATTAATATACTAGTTTATTTTTATAAAATTTCACTTCTACATATGACACAATTTGTATTTGATGTAATAGTTACATTTCTTGTCCAACATTCTGCATGAACAGAATTTAAACATGTATTTATACAATTTACTGTCATTTCTGTGTCGTAATCTATATTTTCTAAACATATAGGGCAATATTCATTTTTCCTATACGTCTTTCTATTAATAAATGATTCGTATAAAAAATTATTATACATTTCTTCTGTCCATTCAGATGGTTCTATTATATTAAATTTCTTTAATCCTATCCAATAAATATGCTTACAATAAATTTTTCTCATACTAAAATCTAAACATGAACAGCAACAATTAATTTTAAGCGTACCTACTGGTGGTTCGCCATCGGTCAGGTAGCTTTGTTCTTTCCAAATTTGAATATTGTATACTTTGTTTGTAGATCCTAATATTTTACAATCAATACCTAATATAATATTTTGTTGAACATTAGTGTCATTTGTTTCTTCAGTGACATTTGTATTTTCAGTATATTGATTATCGTAAATTAATTCTGTTTCTAATAATAAAATTCTTTGAGTTATACTTTTAAAACGTCTTTTTAAATTACCCAACTCACTTTTATTTGTAAAAGTGTTCATTATTTTCTTTAAAAAAATAATTTTCTTTCAATTTTTATATTTTATATATCAACTATTTTATCTATTTTGTCTATTTTATATATCAGATTTTATATTTTATATATCAACTATTTTATCTATTTTGTCTATTTTATATATAGTGTAATTAATAAGTTTTATTATATTATGTATAGTAACAGATAAGTTTTCTATATCTTGAATTGATTTTTTTAATTCATTTTCTAAAAATAATTGATGTTTAATAGTTTCATTATCAAAATACAATGTACCTTGCCGTATATCGACGGCGTCGGTAAAGGTACCTTGCCGTATATCGACGGTGTCGGTAAAGGTATTTATTTTTTGTGAAATGCTTTGTATTTTTGAAATCAAAACAGCTTCATTTATATACTGTGTATTATTTTTTATATTTTCAGAAATAGTATGAATTATATCTTTTTTATTTTCTAAAAGTTTATTTTCTATTATAGTATTATTGTCTTCTAAAAGCTCTTTGTATAAATTACAATTGCATCTTTCCTGTTTTATAGAAATTAGAGATTTTTCAATTTTATCTAATTTATTTATCAATTCTGATTTATAAAACATATAAACATACAAGGTATTTTTTTTATATTTTTTAACGTAAAATTTGCGTTAAAAAACTTATAAAAAAATACTACTATAAAATAAATAAAAATGTCAAAAGAAAATTCAGAAAATTCAATAGATTATTTGTTTGAAGATCCACCTATTCAAAATCAACAATATGCATTAGTTAGTATTGTTGGACCACATATGCCTCAAAAATGCGATACGTGGGGATTAAAGATTAGAGGTACAAGTGATACTTTAGAAAAAGCAAAAAGTATGTGTCAAAAAATTTTGAAAATTGACAATAATTATGACATTTATACAGTCGAAGTTGGTAAATTTTTTCCATTAAACGTAGAACCTTATGATGTCAAAGATATTGAATATCAAAACAATCAATTAAATGCATTAATTAAAAGCTATCTAGAAAATAGAGAAAATGCAAACGAACATTGGCATAATAGAAAAAACGAAATGGTAAAGGAAGCTATAAAAGAAGGAAGTTCATCTGAAAAACAAAAAGAACACCCTATTTCTATTATGCAGCAAATTTATATGCAAAGAGAAGATTTTCAAAAAGTAGAAGAAAAATTAAAAAGTTTAGAAGATAAATTACATGATAATTATACAGAAGAAGAAAGAACAGAAGCACAAAATGAATTTAATAAAATGTTAAAAAGTACTCTTGAAAAGATAGAAGAAGGAGATGAAGAAGCTGGAGAAATTTCAGAAGTAAATGAAATTTTAGAAAGAATTAAAGATTTAGAGTTAGAAAAGGAAAAGTTAGAAGTACCTTTAACGAAGATGTCGTTAGACGGCAAGGTAGGAGAGCCAACTGGCTTTAACGAAGTTGAAAAAATAGATATTCAAATCAAATTATTAAAGGATAAATTAAGTGATCCAGATGTTATTAATGATTATATTAATAATAATTACAAAAATCCACAAATTAATTTAGCTTAAATTTTATTGTACTAAAAAAATTGCTAAAATAGCAAAAAATATTGCTAATATTTTATTAAATGTTATTTTTTCATCTTCGATTAAATATCCTAAAAATACAGCTAATATAATACTTATACAGGCCCATATAACATTTACTTTATTTGCATTATAATTATTATATATATAATGAAAAACTACTCCTACTAATATATAAAATACAATACCATTTATATAATAAGTATCAAATATTTTATTACTTTTCTTTAAAGAAAATTGCGCGATTTGTTCTATTACAGTAATAACAATCGAAATCATTATCATACTAGTTATTTCTTCGTTTTTCATCTTAATATATAATAATAAAAAATTTTTAATTAATGTATTTTTGTATTATTTAAACTATCTTTGTGAACAATCATTTCACATATTTTATATATATTTAAGCTATTTAACATATCTATCCATTCAAAGTCAGAAATCTTATTATAACATTTTAGATACAATATACTATCTATAGAATACCTATCGTATTCGTCATTTGAATAAGTATTATAAAATCTTGTATTATCTAAATTAAACTGTACACTTTTCATTTCTATTTGTATTATTTATTATTTATATAATAAACGATAAACATTTTATTATTTATTATATAAACGATAATATAAACGATAATATAAACGATAATATAAACGATAATATAAACGATAAATATTTTATTATTCTCTCTGTTTTACCTTGCCGTCTAACGACATCTTCGTTAAAGGTACATTATGCGTTTCTTGATAAAATCTTAATTATACCCGGTATTCTTTACCTTATATTTTACATAATTTTTAGATTCTTCATCTTTTTTCTGTAAGGCATCAGTTAATACAAAATTATAAATTTCATTTTCAACAAAACTTTGTAATTGTAATTCTCTTATATTTTCTATATGTTTTTTTAATTCATTTGATTTATCAAAATTAATAGAATTTAAAATTTTTAAACATTTTTCAACTTCAACAAGTATTTCTAGTTCTTTAATCATCTTTTTATATTCAATTTATATTCAATTTATATTCAATTTATATTCAATTTATATTTAATTTATATTTAATTTATTATCAATTTTTTTTAAAAAGCAAGTTAAGTAACCAAGTGTATATATCTATACAAAATCTATACAAAATCTATTAATAAATAGATCTATTAACACCATCAACTTTAGTTTTTGAATGTAAACTTTCACATATTTCATTTAAAATATCATATTTAGATACACCTGCCTTTGCTATCTTTTCTATACTATTTTTGAATTTTTTAAAATCGTATTGGAAATAGAGTATATCAGTATCTAAATCATAAATTCCATGGGTTATACCGTGCACTACATTTAAAATCCAATACAAATTTAAAATTTTTAAATTCTGGTAATAAAGATTTTTCTTCACTACAATAATATCGTATTGGACACTTTGAATAATTATTAATAATCATTATTTTTAATTTTTAATTCTATTTTTTCATTTTTTTCATTTATTATATACCATTTTTTTTTCAACGTCAAAGTTATTAATAAATCCCAAGTGTTTTTCAAAAAGTTTTTCTTCACATTCATCAAATACCAATTGAAGATTTATCGTTTTATTATATATTCCAAGAATTCGTAAACTTTGTAAAAAACTTGTAACATTTGCTCTAATTCTAGTTATTTGGCATGTTAAATGTCTTGAATAATCACTAGACACATATGATAATCCTCTATTTGATAATCTATTTGCTATAAATATTATATGTGGATATTCTTTTAAACTATCTATAATTTTTGATATAGATTTGTATTTTATAATTTTTTTATTTTTATGCAAATAAAATATTTTTTCAGATGTTAGTAATATAATAGGAATATTTGTAAACTCGTCAGATAATTTTTTAGCACAATTTGTCATTTGACCAACGTAAGAATACTTGTTTATTAACATAATACCTGTTTCTGATTGTGTAAATTTCTTTACATATTTTATTTCATCTTCTGTATCATTTAAATTTATATTCAAATCATTAATACCATAATAATTTGAATTTTTTTGAACTTTAATACATCTATCATAACATAGTTTATTAAAAGGAGTAGCAGTTATATGCACAGTTTTATATACATTTACATGGTCTTTTAGACGACAAGATAATCTAGTTTGATCAGATTCATCTAACATTAATATGTATTTAAGTGGTTCTACTTTTTGAAAATAAGAATATCTATATTTGTTATTTAAAATTAAAACTAATTTTTTTGTTATTTTTTCTGTATTTTTATCAACTATCTGATAGTCTACATTTTGCGATTTAAATCTTTGTTCATATTGGCTTAATACTAATAATGAATTTTGAATAACTAAAATTTTAGTATCAAAATCATTTTCCTTTATATATTTTATAATTTCATTTGTTTTACCACCTTGTATATCACCGTAAATTAATATGTTTTTATCAATACGATTTAATGCGTATTGAGAAATTTGATCTCTTAAAATATGCGCTATACGTGCATCTCCTGTCTCTAATACAATTTTATCCATAATTTCAACTGGCAATTTAGGAATATTCATTTTTTGCATTCTTATAGTCATTATTTTCTAGATTTTAAAAATAATTCAATTTTTCTAAATACTTTTACTAAAGATGTTTTAATTTCATTTGTTTTACCACCTTGTATATCACCATAAATTAATATATTTTTATCAATGCGATTTAATGTGTATTGAGAAATTTGATTTCTTAAAATATGCGCTATACGTATATCTCCTGTCTCTAATACAATTTTATCCATAATTTCAACTGGCAATTTAGGAATATTCATTTTTTGCATTACAATATATATTTATATATTTACAATATTTACATGTTCTTTAAATATTTCAATTTTTTATTTGCTACGTGGCTGTGTGGCATTACCAATAATATAAGGATTATTAGAGAGTTGTTTTTTGAATAAATCTGGTTGGAATCTATTATCACTAGATTCTATTTTATTATGTTGCATATTAATGATATTTTTATCAGGTATCATTTGAGGTACAATTACATTCATATTAGTACGATTATCTTGTTCTTCTCTTAATAAAAGATTTGCTTTAGTTTTAACTTCACCAAAAGAAACTTTTCCCGAAGACGTTTGAAATATCTGTTTTCCTCCAGATCTTTGCCCCATAAGTAAATCTTGCTTTTTATCTCTAATAACTGCATTATCATATTGATTTCTAGAAGTAGATTCGTTTTTATAATTAGGATTACCTTTATATTCACCGCTTTTAGTTGTAATAATTTCCTTATTTGTTACCTTGGCATCATATTTATTTACAAGATATCCAAGACCATTTTGACCATTTGTATGTTGTCCTATATATTTATTATCAACTAAATGTTCCTTTTGAGTATTTTTTGGTTTCATATCAGACATTCCGATTTCGTGAGGATCAGTAGAATTTGATTTATATATTGTTTTTATATTACCACTATCATTTGTTCTTAATGTAGTTTCTTTTAATGTTGTTTTAACATTATCAGATGGTCTTAAAACTAATTGAGTTTTCTTAGAAACATCAATATTTCCTAATTCAAATTTACTTTCTGTAGTAGATCTTTCATTTTCATATTGATTCATAGTTGATCTACCGTAATCATTAACAGTTTTTATAGTATTAATATTTCTCATATAATCATTTTCAAAGTTGATTCTTTTTGGTTCTTGTAATAAAGATTCTGGCATTTCCGAATTTGAAAATTGTTCCATTAATTCTTTACTATTATCAACAACTATTCTTTGAGAAGTTTTATTTGATACTCCTGTATTTGCATTTCCATAATATTCTAGATTATATTGTGCTCTAGAAGATGTCTTGAAATTAACAGCATAATCTTCTAATACCTTTGGTGCTACAAATGATGCAGGGCCCTTAAATAAATGGTCAGGAGTTGATTCATAAAAAGTAGGAGGACCATTCTTTTTAACTGTTCCTATTACACCTCTTACTTCACCCATTTGACCAGACAATGTAACTCCAGTATATATTTGTTTTGGATTATTTCCAGGACGCAATTCATTAATAGTTTTATATTGAGGTCTAATATTATTTTCAAAAGTTCCAGATTTTGGTGCAGGTATACGAATTGGTTCTATTAATCTTTCACCTTCCTTATAAATAGACTTTATATATCTATCTTTTATATTATCAGTTTGAGATTTTGTTCCATATATATTTTCAGGCTTTAGATCTTGTAAACTTTTAATTTCTTTTTTATGTTCGAAATCTAAAGATTTTCCTGTGTAATTATCTAAAATTCCAGAATTTGCAAATCCTTCCATGTTTTGTTTTGTATTACTACCAAAAAATGGAACCATATTGTTATGATCACTTTCATAAGGTAAACCAGTTAATAAATTTATATTTTTTACACTTTTTTGAACTGGTGATTCTGTAGGCAAAGTAGTAGAATAAAACATTGGCATCCTTTCTATACCTTCATTTACAAGAGATTCTACTTTACCTATACGATTTTTATCATTTAATTCTCCCAATTCTTTTGAAGATAAAACTTTTATATTTTTATCTAATTCAGATGGTTTTTTACCTATTATACCATATGTATTATATAAAGGTAATACAAATCCAGTTTCTGATGGGTTATAAGCATCCTTGTAATTTTGTAAAGATCTATGCAATATTTCTTCATTTGCTTCTGTTACAACATTTGAAGTATATATATTAGCACCATTCGGTTTGTCAAATGCTTCCATCTTTTCGCGATTTATAGATTTTTCTCTTGGAACTTTCCCATTTTTACTAAAAAAATATCCAACTAATGTTGTTAAGCCTATTAGCGGAATTGTCAAATCAGCCATTTATATATATTATCAATAGAAATTAAACTTTTAAAAAAAAAACTTTTATCATAAATAATACAAAATAATGTGTTTTTAAGAAAAAGCTATATAACTTTTTCTTAAAATTTTGGGTTCTTTATTACATTACCTTTTCTTTATTACATTACCTTTTCTTTATTACATTACCTTTTCTTTATTACATTACCTTTTCTTTATTACATTACCTTTTCTTTATTTCATTACCTTTTCTTTATTTCATTACCTTTATACTAAATTTAGGAAACGTTTAATAATATGCTTATCAAGATTTACAATTTTATTATAAACATCTTCAAAACGTATAGGTGTATTTCTTATTTTATATTGAGCATGTAATTGTTTTAATGTTCTATGATAAATATGATCTTCTTTTATTTGAATTTCATGTTTGACATGTGAATTAATATATAATCTATGTATTGTTTTTACTAATTTTAGAATAGATGCCTTGATAAATGCAAATGTAAATTGATGTTCTTTATATATTTTTTCAAGTAGTTCTAAAGATTCTGGCTTATTTAACAATTCTATATATCTCATTCTTATTTCAGCAACATTTCCTCTAATATCTTTAATAATTTTATAACTTTCAAAGTCAATTTTATGAATAGAATTTATATTTGTATTTTTATCTCTACTTCTAATAACTATACCTCTTTTATTAGATAAGTCAAAAGGTTTATTTGATTTAATAATAGATATAAATTCATCTTTATCAATATATTGTTTCTTTTTGATCATTTGACTTGTATTAAAAATAAAAGTATTATCTTCTATATGACTAATATTATCAACTCTTGAAATATAAATTAAATGATTGATTTTATGTTTTACAACAATTCTATTTTCTTTATGAAGTAAAATAAAAAAATAAGTTGAATTTTTATCCAAGTTTTGCAAATAACTTTTATCAAAAAGATCCCAAAAAAGCTCATTAAAACTTTTAGAACTAGACCAATAACTAATACTTGCATCAATACATTTAGTAGTAGATGTGTACCATTTGTCATTATAATTATACAATCTAATTACAGTACCATCTTCGCAAAATTCAACAGTCATTGAATCATTCAATATCAATTCATTTAATTGTTCTTCACCTTTTATATCATCAATTTGCGGATGACACATTGCAACAATTTTATTCGTTTCCATTTCAAAAATAATTCCATTTGCTTGTTTTTTAATATTTTCATTTAATTCAACGTCAGTTTCATCCTTGTTATTTTTATTTTTATTCGCAAGTAAATAAAGGTTATTTTTAAATTTTACATGTAACTCTTTAGAAATAGTTTTTACTTGATCAAAAGTTTTTTCAGAAACCAAATCACATACATCCTTGACATTAATAATAGACATCGTAATAATAAAATAATAAAAAGAGAAAAATAATATTTTTAAATTGTAGTAAATTAAAAAAATATTCATTTTTTTTTCTTTTAACTAAATCTAATAGATTTCTCAACTAAATCTAATAAATTTATCAATTGTATTTCCAACTGTAACAGTAGCATTTTCAATAATAGATAATCTATTTTTAGCATCTTCTACACGTTTATCATCCAAATTATTGAATACCTTTGATTGTTGTTCAGTTTCGTCAAATAATTTATGATTTACTCTTTTAATATTTTTAATATCTATTTCTTCCATATAGTCATTAGATATAAACATTGGATATTCTACCATTTTATAAATTTTATTTTCAACAAAATTATCTCTAAATTCTTTTATACTTAACTGACCACCAAACATTTTTAATGTATATCTACAAGGTGCAGGTTTTAATACACAGTTTAATAACATTGTAGCAGTTAATTTACTATATAAGAATTTGATAATATGATCTATATTATGTAATCGTTTTTCGTTTTTATAAGCTACCATACATGAAAAACTACAAAATACACCCTTTACACGGAATTTATTAATAGATTTGTCATAATAACAAGGCATACCGATTGGTATTGTATCAAAAGAATGACAGCACCACCAACAACACGTAGATGTTGTATGTAACCATTCTTTATTTTCAATAAATTCATTTAGAATTTCAAAAAAACCTCTTTTTCTATTTGATTCTTGGATATTATTATTAGTATTACTATTTTCTACTTTATATTCTTTTTTATTATACAATTTATTCTTATTTTGTGTTTCTAATTTATGTACAAGAATACTATCTTGTTTTTCTCTAAATTCAATACGACGTTCATACAACTCATTTACATCTAAATCATCTTTTTCTATTAAATCTTGAAATTCTTTCTGCAATTCAATTTCATTATCAGAATTAGTTTGTCTTAATTGTTCAAAAACAGCATTTATAATTTCCTTTTTATCTAATTTCTTAATTTGTACTATAGATTCTTCATTTAAAATTGTATCAAGAGTACCCAATTCAACGTCTTCTACGTCACTTTCTTCATTGGCTATTTCTTTTTCATTTTCTACATCGTGAATATCTAAGTGCAAAATGTAATTATTATTGTCTTGCAATACTGTAGTTAATGGTATTTTTTTTCTAATAGAAGAACTAAAATATTTTACAGCAGCTTTACGACCTCTTTTTTTCTTTTGTTTTACTTCTTCTACACATTCTTTCTTTTTTCTACCTCTTTTTTTTTTTTCTTCGATAGGTTTTTCAACAATTGGCTTATCAGATACTTCTTTACGAGGTCTACCCTTTTTTCTTTTTACAACTACAACTGGTTCTACAACTAATTCTTGTTCTACAACTGGTTCTTGTTCTACAACTGGTTCTTGTTCTACAACTGGTTCTTGTTCTACAACTGGTTCTTGTTCTACAACTGGTTCTTCTGTATTAGACATTTTAATTATTTTTTTTTAGTTTAATTAGTTTTTCAATTTTTTGATAAAATTAATTTCTAAATAAAGTTTAAATGAAAACAGATACATATCCAGATTTACTTCAATCATTATCCTTTTTAAAATTTCCAGATGAAAAATATCTTTTGTATTTTAGCGACTCTGATTCTAATTCCGATTCTGAATCAAATTCATCTAGAATAAAAACATCTAAAAAATTAAATCAAAATGACGATTATAGTAATATTTTCACAGAATCTTTATCAGAAAATTACAAATCGCCTAAAAGAAACAGCTCTTTAAAAAGTAAAAAGAGCTCTTTAAAAAGTAAAAAGAGCTCTTTAAAAAGTAAAAAGAGCTCTTTAAAAAGTAAAAAGAGCTCTTTAAAAAGTAAAAAGAGCTCTGTAAAAAGTAAAAAGAGCTCTTTAAAAAGTAAAAAGAGCTCTTTAAAAAGTAAAAAGAGCTCTATAAAAAGTAAAAAGAACTCTATAAAAAGTAAAAGGGGATCTGTAAAAAGTAAAAAGAGCTCTTTAAAAAGTAAAAAGAGCTCTTTAAAAAGTAAAAAGAGCTCTGTAAAAAGTAAAAGGGGATCTGTAAAAAGTAAAAAGAGCTCTGTAAAAAATAAAAGGGGATCTGTAAAAAGTAAAAGGGGATCTGTAAAAAGTAAAAAAAGTTTTAGATAAAATATTAAATTACATGTTTATTATAAAATCTATCCCCTGAACAAATATGCAATTTGTGCATATCTTCTAAAAATTCACATATAATATTACCATATTCGTTGCTATAATACACCTTTCTAATACCTCTTCTTTTTAATTTTTCAATACAAGAATTACAAGGACGTGAATTTTTTAGATTATATGATTTTGATATACGTATTATTAAGATATCATGTCCTTTTATTAATTTCTTATCCAATTTACATAAAGCATCTATTTCTGCATGAATAGTAAATTTGACAACATTATTATTTATAATACTTTCTTTTATATATTTATTATACCCCATTGATATTATTTTATCACCCTTCATTAAACAAGCACTATGTTTATGCTGTAATGGCGAATTTTTCGCAATTTTTTTCAATGTTTGAATATTATCATAAAATTTATCATAAAATTTATTAAGAGTAAATATCATTATTTTTTATAGAAACTATTATTTGAATCAATTTTTTCATATAATATTTTTGTACTTACGTATATTTTTGTATATTTTTGTATATATTCATTTTAATAACATGTTATTTCTAGAATCTTTAGGAGAATTAGGAAAGAGTTTTGAAGATATATTTGTTACAAAAACACCTAAAGATCCAGATTCTTTTTATATGTCTGTATTAATATCGTCTTTATCTAAATATGAAAATGATATTAATATAGGATATATAAATAATTATCGTTGTAATCAAATAAGAGATACTGGATCTTATTTTATTATAATTAACTCTAATTTTGCCAATGCTATTTTTGCTATATCAAAAACAAATAAAATAGATAATGGTGTAATTAATAAATTATGTCATTCTGGGGATGATATTAATATTTTATGGAACCCAGGAGAATATCCATTTTTACAATTTATTAAAAATAAAAACGATGATAAATATCATAAAAGTAGAAAGATTGATTTTTTTATTAAAGTCATTACTAGCTTTTAACTAATTTCATATTTTTTAAACCAATTTGTAATATCATTTATATTTAACCAAATACTTTCTGTATTAGAATGTTTTATTTCATTTGGATTATATGTATATTCCATTACAACATTATTAAGTAATAAATTTTCTATATTATCATTAATTACTTCATTAGCTATATCAGATAATTCTAAATCTGATGCTTGGGCACTATCGATAGATGTCAAGACGTTTTTAAAAATATTTTTTAAAAGTTCTATTTTTTTTAACTTTGAATCATTATTTTTTTTAATAATATTTAATATATCGTTTTTTATTACTTCATTTTTCGAAATTTCTTTTCCTAATTTCTTTTTAATTATAAATATTTTTTCACGTTCTTCTCTTCTAACATCTGACCATTTTTCTTCTTCGTTTTTTATACTTGTTTGTTTTGATAAATAGTTATCTGCATATGGATAAAATTTCATATCTATAACTGGAAATTTTGTATTATTTTTTATACCTCTTTTTATAGGAATTATTTGACCAAAATTTGTTAAAACACCAACTGTCTCTTTTTTATTTTTAAGTTCCATTATAATAATAATTAGAAATAAAAATTATTTAATTTAGTTCTTTAGATATTTTTTCTTGTTTATTTTGTTTATTTTGAATTTCAATAATAACAGATTTAGCAACGTTATTGATTATATCAGAATTATTAATTAATAATGTATTGATATATTGTAATTGTGTATTAGAAGATAAATCAGATATAATCTTTGCAATTTCTGGATTCTGTACAAGTAAATTAACAGCTTGTGTTAAAGAATCATTACCTTTTAATGTAGTAACAATACTAGCCATTTCAGGTTTTGAATTTACTAGTATACTAGCCATTTCAATATCTGTATTTTGTTGTCTTAGACTATTTTTTAACCCAATAACTAAACTATGTAATACTCCATTTGCAGGTATTGGTAGAATTGCGACAAGCTCTGATGCGACAAACAAAACATATCCAAATATTGTAGCAATATCTGGGTTACTCATTTATTTTTTGTTATATATTTCTATTTTTAAATTATTTTTTAAACACAATGTTAAAAATAACATCGTTTTAAATTACTTTAAATTAATTAAATATTTAAAATCTAATTAGTAAAAAAAAATGATTTATTTTATTTATAAGAGTTAATAAAGTCTTTAATGGTACATACTAGAAACCAAAAAAGGAAATTAGAAGAAATTTTACCAGATAATTTATTAGTTGACCAAGATTGTGGTAGTAATATTTCAATTACTAAAAAAAAAAAGTTAAATAATCATTTAGTAGAAGATCAAAGTAACAAAGTAAAAGATAATAACCAAGATCCAACAAAAAGCACGACACCAATAAAAGACACAATAAAAGACACAATAGAAGACACAACAGAAGAAAGTTATAGAGAAAAGGAAAATAAAAAAAATATTATAATGGAAAGTGAAGAAAGTGGTATAAATGAAGAAAGTGGTATAAATGAAGAAAGTGGTACAAATGAAGAAAGTGATATAAATGAAGGAAGTGATTACAGTACAGAATCGGAATATATTGACGAAGATACCAATTTATTTCAAAATAACATTGAAACACTTATCAAACGTTCAATTTTTAATTTGATGAAAAGATGTAACAATCCAACATCTAAAAAAAAGAATAAAAAAAACGACCCATATGATGCATTTATATCACATACTAATTCTATTTACGAAGGAGATTTTTTTGAAAGAGAATCTAATGAAAATAAAAAATCCAAATTAAAAAATTTATATACACAAGATGATATACAATTAGTTAATAACGAATTAGATAAAATTAAAGAAAATTATCGTTTAAATGCACCTAGTATAATAGATATTTTAAAAAGTAATAGTGATATAAAACAAAAACAGAAAATGCTAGAAAGATTATATCATTATACAAATTCTGATATATTAACACAAGAATATACTAATAACCTAAATATTATACATAAAAATACAAAACGTTATGAAAATAAAGAATTAGAACTATTAGAAAATGAAATAACACAGAAATCATCTAGTTTAGAATTTTCTGATGATTATAGAGAAAGAATTTTAAGATCAAAAATGCCATTACATAATAAAATTATGTCGTATAAACGTCTTGATGTAATGGAATCTTTTGAAAATACTGATACAAGCGAATATGCAAAATACAAATCATGGATGGATATTTTATTATCAATACCATTTGACGAAACTATAATAAAACAAAAAGATAAACAAAAAGATAAACAAAAAGATAAACAAAAAGATAAACAAAAAGATAAACAAAAAGATATAAAAGATATAAGACAAATTTTAGACAAAAGACTTTCATTTTTAGAAAGACCAAAAGACCAAATTATCAATATTTACACACAAATGTTAAGAAATAAAGATTTTACGATTAATTCAATTGGATTATATGGTCCAAAGGGTGTTGGAAAATCAAGTATTATAAAAAGTATATCGGAAGCTTTAGATAGACCATATAGAACAATTAGTTTAGGAGGAGAATCTGATTCTTCTTTATTAACAGGGCATAGTTTTACATATGTAGGAAGTATACCAGGTAGAATTATAGAAATTTTACGAGAAACAAAATGTACAAATCCTATTATTCTTTTTGACGAATTAGATAAAGTATCTGAAAGTCATCAAGGAAGAGAAATTATAGGTAATTTAATTCATTTAACAGATGCAACTACAAATAATAAATATAATTACGATAAATATTTTGCAGGTTTAGAATTTGATTTATCAAAAGTACTTTTTATATTTACCTACAACGATCCTAGTAAAATCGATAGTATTTTATCAGATCGTCTATTTAAAATAAATATAGAAAATTATTCTTTAAAAGAAAAATTAGAAATTACTCGTGTTCATATTATACCAAATATTTTACAAAAATATCATTTTGAAAATGAAACAATAAAATTATCAGATGATGCTATTAACTATATAGTAGAAAAAAACACTTTAGATCAAGGTATGCGAGATATTAATCGAAAAATAGAGACTGTTATATCAAGAATCAATACATTATTATTAACTACAGAAGAAGATAATATTGTAAAATTAAAATATAAAAGTCTTTATTCATCATTTAATAAAAATACTGTTTTACCAGTTGTTATCTTAAAAGAACATATAGATATATTACTTTCAGATAGTTTTACAACAAATACAAATACATTTAACGATCCACCATTTGGAATGTATATTTAATTTATTTTGGTTGAATTATTTCATATTCTACCGAGTCTTTCTGAATAACATCAGAAGTATCAGGATTATGAGAAGTATCAGGATTATGAGAAGTATCAGGATTATGAGAAGTATCAGGATTATGAGAAGTATCAGGATTATGAGAAGTATCAGGATTATGAGAAGTATCAGAATTAATTGTAGAAATTCTTTTTTTAACATCAAAGTGATCTAAGGTACCTTGCCGAACAGATGCGTTCGGCATCTGTAAAGTACCTTGCCGAACAGATGCGTTCGGCATCTGTAAAGTACCATTCATATTTTTATTATAATATAATCCTAATAAAGATACAAATGGCTTTTTAACAACAGTATATACATTTTCTACAAAATTAATATGTTCATCCATATTTTTTGTACTTTTATTAACAATATGTAATGTACTTTCTACTCTTTCTAAACGTGTATTTGTATTTTCTAAACGTTTATTTGTATTTTCTAAAAAAAGTTCTATTTTATTAAATCTTACATGTATATCTTCTAGTATTTTTTTAATATCTTCTTGACTAAACTCTGAACCTATATTACTTATTTTTATATTTATATTATTTATATTATTATCCATATTATTAGTATTTGTATTCATATGATTTATACTTTTATTCATATCATTTATACTTTTATTCATTGTTTCTAAAGATTTAGAAATTCTTTTAATATCATCATTCATTTGTTTTTAATATATATATTTTTTTTTAATAATATACTAATTATTATTATAAAAATACATATCCAAAATATCTCTTTTACTGTAAAACTAGAAGATATGTAAAATTCTTCTTTTAATTCAGGATATAAATAATGACCTAATTTGACTGCATTTGTTACTGCAGCTTCTAATGATGTAAAATTATAAATACTTTTTCCATTATGTGTACCGACATTAAATAAATTATAAAATTTATTACTTTTAAATGGTATATTGGGTTGTTTTGAAGTTGCTACAAATGCCGTATCTATACATTTCCATTCGTTATTTATTTTTACAACACCAGGAGATAAAATCATTCTTTTTGGTAGCGGTAAAAGTGGAAAGGATTCTAATAATTGAAAATATATTTCATCCATTAATTCTTCTTTATTACATTCATCAATTTTTTTACCATTTCTCTTACTTTTATTATCTTTTATTGTAACAGATGCTGAAATAACTGTCTTTGAACTTTTTTCTTCTAAATTCATATAATCTGATAATACAATAAATGCTAATCCCCATTCAGATTTAGGAAATCCATATACGTCAGGAAGTTTTAATTTTTTATCCCAATGAAATGAAACTGTTATATAATCTATATAAGCAGTTTGTTCAGACCACTTTTCTAAAGTATTAAAATCCCCAAATGCATCTTTAACTGTAATATTATTTTTTATCAAAGATACAATAGATTTAGGTGGAATAGCTAAAATATATTTATTTGCTATTATTTTTACAAAAGATGTTTGGTCATTTCTCTTTATAACAATACCAGTTATAATATTATCCATTGCTTCTATTCTTTCAACAGTTGTATTTAATAAAAATGTAACTCCATTTTTTTCTAAAAAATCTCTCCATTTTTTCAATAATCCAGTATCAGTTGGTTCATTGGGTTGATATAAACCATAAAAAAATTGCTGATTTAATAACTGTAAAAATTGATACAATGTATAATTATCATAACCTGCACCATCAGTTAAACGACATATTCTATCTATCATATCAAGAGATTTTTTACTAAAATTTAAATAAGTCAAATGATCTTTCATAGATATTTTTTTCCCATGGTTATTATTTACTAAAAGTGTAGAAAAATCTAAAAATAATAAAGATAATTCTTTAAAAGATAATGCAGACCAAATTGACTCTTTGCCAATAGTTGTAATATTAAATTTATATGGTACAAATAAATCATAAAAATCTAAATCCATTTTTGATAGTAATGTTATAAATACTTTATAAGTAGAACTATATACCCTAGGTCCATGTTCTGTAAATAATTTTTCATTTTCTACAACTACCCTTCTTACCCTATGACAACCACCTATATCACTTTCCTTTTCAACAATTAATACCTTTTTATTAATAAAAGAAAAACATTGAGCTAATGCTAATCCTGATGGTCCACTTCCTACAATAATTATATCGTAATTCATAATTTATGTTGTTTTTTGTTTGTTATATCATCATAAATAAAAAATGAAAAAAATACAATGTCTCTTATAATATAATTTAAAATGGAATTTATTCATAAACAATCTAGATTATTTAATAATTTAATTTATAATTATTTTTTAAAAAAATATAATTCAATATATAAATCAAGAAATACATTTATATTACATAATAAAAATATAAATTCTCATTACAAAACAAATTTAGATGAAACCAAGTATAGTTTAATATATGTAGTGTATAAAAATATATATTACAAAGATACTGAAAATCAACTAAATTGTTACATTGACTCTAACACAAAACTAAAAATTTTTAAAACTTTTAACTATTATAATAAAAAAATACATTTGTCAAACAATGTTATAATTATTGGTAAAAGATATATAAACCGTAAAACAAATGATAAAACAAACGATTCTACTAAACTTTATTGTACATTACCAATGCCAATTAATAATGAAAATGTAGAAAATGAAAATGTAGAAAATGAAAATGTAGAAATATTAGAAAAAAGAGATAAAACATGTCGTAATCATTTAGAAAATCAAAGAAGATTGTTTTTATATAATTTAAAACGTGCATTTAAATCAAGTAATACATTATATATAAATAATAATATAAAAAACGGTTTATTTTTAGATGTAGAATATACAAATGATATTTATGATGATTTTAATTCATTCCCATTGTCAAAGGATCATTCAATGTTATTTATGATAGGTATAACTTTTACTAATTATAAGAATAAAAATAATTTAGATTATGTTCATTATACTGTGGATAAATTAACTCCAGAATACGAATATAAAATTTTAAAAGATTTTTTACATTCTATTAATGAAAAGTATAAAAAACAAAAATCTCCTATTATAATTTATCACTGGAGTCATGCTGACAAAACATGTTTAGAAAAAGCACTTAAAAAATATCCAGATTTATATAATATATATACTATATATCCAATTGAATACATTGATTTGCTACAAATTGTTAAACAAACAATTAAATTACCTTCTTATTCATTGAAATATGTTGCTAAAACATTATTACATATAGATTATGATACACAATGCAAAAATGGTTTAGATGCAATGTGCTCTATTATACAAAAAAATATTTCAATGGATGAAAATGAAAAATTAACAGATTTTGATATCACAAAAGATGTCATTGAATATAATAAAATGGATACTGTTTTATTATATAAAGTTATAATGTATTTTATCAAATTTCATGTTTAAAAATGATTGTTATTACTAATTTTGTTTAGATGGCCTTCCTCTTTTCTTATTTTTACCCTTTTTACTAGTAACACTTTCTTCCGGAATTTCAATAATTACATCATGTTTTATATTGTCTTTAATTTCGTCTTTAATTTCGTCTTTAATTTCGTCTTTAATTTCGTCTTTAATTTTGATAATTACATCATCTTTTACACTGACTTTAACTTCGTCTTTAACTTCGTCTTTAACTTCGTCTTTAACTTCGTCTTCTTTAATCTTTTTTTCTATATTATAGTCATCTAGACAAAATATTTCTTCTTGTTGATTCCAACGTATATTTTTAATTTCTTCTACTTCTTCAGCTTTTTCAGCGTCTTCTTTAGCGTCTTCTTCCGCGTCTTCTTCCGCGTCTTCTTCTACGTCTTCTTCCGCGTCTTCTTCTACGTCTTCTTCTGCGTCTTCTTCCGCGTCTTCTTCTACGTCTTTTTCTGCGTCTTCGTAGACTGATTCAAAAAAATCATCAGAATCAGAATCAGAATAATTATCAGAATCTGAATGAGTTTCTTCAACATTTTGAGATAATAATGGTATAGTAATGTCATTGTCATTAGATTGTGTTTTATGCATATTATAATAAAAAGTGGAAAGTAACAAATCAACACCAACTATATAAATAATAAATTTATTAAAAATAGAAATATTATCTACATTATAAAATAATACATATAAGTAAATGCATGAATATACAACTAAACCTAAAGCTATAGAATAAGTGGAAATTGTTTCTAATTTAGAAACATTATATTTATGTAAAATACACTGTGAAAGTATAAACATTAAAGACTTTATTTAAGACTTATAAATAAAATGCTTATTATAAACGTAAAATTAATGATAATAATGACAATGATGATAAACATTACAAATATGTTCTAATATGTCATTTTTTTCTCTTGAACCATTATATTCTTTTATAATTCTCCCAGTTTGATCAAAAAATTTAATAGTTGGAAATCCTCTAAATTCTAATTTTTTTTTAAGATCTTCTGTTATTTCTTCACTTTCAATAGATGAACAAATAAAATCACCACCTACCGAATCACATAATTCATTAAAAGTTGGTAAAAATCTAACACAATGTCCACACCACGTTGCGTGTATCAAAAGCATACCTGGTTTTTTATTAATTTTATTCTGATTTACATAAACACCATTTAAATTTTTTGTAAAATCTTTTTCTTTTAAAACAACGCCCTTAATATTACCCATTTTACTATTACTAAATAAATAAAAATTAAAAAATTATTAATTTTTATTTCTAGAATATATAATATCATACAATATGATTTACATATCGATTTTAACAATAACACTTTTACTATTTATATTAGTTTTTAATAAAATGCGTAAAGTAAACGATTCTGGTTATATAGTTATAAAAAATATGTTGTCGCAATTTGATATAAAAAATGTATTAAAAAACTGGGAAAATAGAAATTTTAAAAATATACATGATATATTTATCAACAATGATAATATTAAATCTAAAATTAAAAAATTATTAGGAAATGATTATAAATTAATAGATTACATGTATGTAATTGAAAATTCTGCTATTCATACATATCATAGAGATTATACATCTTCAAAACAGTATAATAATTTAGAATATCCTAGTTATACGATGATTTTATATTTAGATGAAAACAGTGAAGGAAATGGATTAAATGTAATTCCAGAAAGTCATATTGACAATGCTTTTTTTTATATTTTTGATTATTCTAAAAAATTAAATTTTAAAAAAGGAACATCTATTATTTTTGATGCAAATTTATTACATTGTGGAACAGCAATAAAAAATAATATTAAAAGAAAATGTATTCAGTTTAAAATAATTCATAAAAACGATATTTCAAAATTACCACATTTAAATAAGTTTCATGTTTTAATTAATAAACCAAATAATAAAAATACATTATTAAAATATATTGAAATGAACTTTACAAAACATCTACCTATAATAACAGATTTATTTCAATCTACAATAAAAACTGCATTTACTGAAAAAAAGACCTATATTCAAAAATTTGTATCTGAATTATTATTTTCAGATTTAGACTTTTATAAACCAAAAAGATTACGTATTTATAGTTAAATTTAAAAAAAATAATTGAATTTCTATTATTTTTTGTTTAAATCAATCAATGGATAATCCAAATAACCGTTTAATTACAAAAGAAGAAGTTGAAAATATTCTAAATTATTTTGAAAACATAGGTGATGATAATACCTTTTTAAAAATAAATAATTTAGAACATTATCAAGAAGCTTTTATTCATGAAAGTTATTATCAAGCTATACAACATCAAATGACAAATGGAGATGAGAATTCTCTTTTAACAAATTTTTATTTACCAAAATCTTCAAGTGAACGTCTTGAATATCTAGGAGATTCTATATTAAAAGCTATTATGGGAAGATATTTGTTTGAACGTTTTGGAAATGAACGAGAAGGATTTTTGACAAGATTAAAAATCAAAATTGAAAAATGTAGCATGTTACATAAAATTGGTATTACTTTAGGATTTAAAAAGTACATTTTACTTTCTTTACAAGTAGAAAACCAGACAATCCTCGATACTACGAGAGGACGTGGAACACCAAGTTTTTACGAAGATGCTTTTGAAGCATTTATTGGATCAATTTTAATAGATTTTGGTGAAAAAGGATATTTATACGCAGATCGTTTTGTTAGAACAGTAATAGAAAATATAATTGACTTTGCAGAATTAATATCTAAAAACGATAATTTTAAAGATAGTCTTCAGCGTTATTTTCAATCATTAAAATGGAAAACTCCTATATATACTTCTTTACAAGAAGATGGACCTTTATATAGAAAAATATTTACAAGAATGTTAGTTATTTCTGATAAACATCTATCAGAAATGAGCGATGTAATACAAAAAGATATTAAAAAATATAATAAATATATATTGGAAGAATATAGATTAAAAAATCCATCTGTTTTTTCAAAACTTTTTGATATATGCCAAAAAGATAATTATATATTAGGTATTGGTTTTGGTCGTAAAGTTACAGGAGCTGAACAAGAATGTGCAAAAACGTGTTTGAAAAATTTATATATAGATTTAAATTTTTAGTATAATTTTTAGTACAATTTTTAGTATAATTTTTAGTATAATTTAGTATAATTTAATATAGATTTAGTATAATTTAATATAGATTTAGTATAATTAATATTTTTTTTTTATTTTTATATATAAAACAAAATGGATTTAACTAATTTCGCAATTGCTTTTTTTATATTGACGTTTAGCGTTTTATCTATCGCAACTTCAAGTATCGCCGTCGAATGTTATACAACAACTGATTTAAAATCTAAAAAACCAAGCAATTGGATTTTCATTCTTGTAAATCTTGCAATGTCTGTTTTAACTTGTTTACTTTCTTTAAAAAGTCTTTACAGTATTTATAAAGCTGGGTTTGTATAAATTACTAAAAAAAATATATATATATATATCTTTTTTAATCTAAAAATTCCAAATTTCAGAAAGATCTTGTGTCATTGTATCATGTATTTTTGATTTATTTTCTATACTTTGTTTTTCTAAAAAATCTAAAAATAGTATAAATATTTTATATTGTAAAGAAATTTCTATATGGGATTTAAAATTTTTATGACTATCATCTAATGTAAAAATATTTAAAAATCTTTTAAATACACGTAAATCTACTTCTTTACAATGTTCTCTTATTTGTGAATCTAATTTGTATTTTTTAAAATCTATAGAATCTACATTTATTTCGAACAATTTATAATCATATATAGTTAAAATCAATTTATCAAAATACATTTTATAATCGTCAGATATAATATTGCATAAATCTATTTTTTCTTTTTTTGTAGTATTCTTTCCTTTTTTATTTTTATCAAAGTATTCATTTAATTTTTCAATACATTTTACAAGTATTTTTACAATACTAAAACAAGATTCTAAATCGCAAATACAGTCTATTGCTCCTTTATTAAAATTAAAATTTAATTTTTTAGAATACAAATTAGTTTTACAAATCTTTTTAACTTCTTGATAAGAATTTATAAAATTATAAGAAAAATCTTTAAAAGATACTATAGACATATTTTTTATATCATCTTTTTTTAAAATGTCTTTATTAAGTTTAAAATAATAACTAGGTAAAGTACTAGAAAATACAGCATATTCATTATATAAATCCCAATATTGATTTTCATAAATTTGAGTATGAAATATTGTAGATTCAGACATACTATATAACATATCAGAATAACGACTCAGTAAAATAGAATTGTCATTTTTATTTTCTTTATTAATAAAATTGTAGTTTTGATATATACTTCCAGATAATACTTGAGGTTCTGATATACTAATTTGAAACGATTTATTAAAATCAAATGGTTTATTGTAATCTAATAAATAAGACATCTTTTCTTGTAAATCTTGATCTTCATGTTTTATATCAACTCCTTCTATAAAATTCTCAAATGATAAATTGTTTATATTACTTAAATACCACTGTTCTACTATAAAAAACAATTGTCTAATATCATATTGAGATTTTTCTATTATTTCTAGATTATTTTCTTTTGTTAAATTTAATTTTTCTGATGTATTTATATCTAATAATAGTTTGTTTAATTCTAATAAACTAGGTTTTTTAAATTCTATCAAAGTACAGTTCTTGTAAATAGAAAAAATATTTTTATACTTTGAATTATTGCATACTAAAATAATAGGTATATTATGACGAGAATGTATTGAATCTATAAATGTATCTAAACCTTTTTCACACAATTCTATATTATCAATGAATATTATATTTTGTCTATTACGTTTTTTTGAAAATGTATTTTCTAATGTTAAAGAATTAAAATCAACTATAGTATTTAAAATATCATTTATTCTTTCACTTGAAGATAAAACATCAAGATCTATGTCTATTAAATTATACGCTTTGAATAAACATTCGACTGTTACAGATTTAGCACAACCTATAGGACCTTGTAAAAATAAAATTTGTTTTAAAGAAAGATTGTATTCGCTATTTGTATCTAATAATTTAATCCATTTTCTTATATGATTTACTATATCTTTGTGGAAAAGAGATTTTTGCACAGTTGGTTTGTATTTTTTAGCAAACATAATACATAATATATTGTTATATTTATTATTCTACGTTATTATTTTTTATTCATTTTATTTTCTTATATTATATTATATGTCAAAAAGCCCCTTGAAAAATAAAAAGGCTATAAATACAGATAACAATGATAATCACGAAAATGACATATTGAGATGTATTGTATGTTGTAGTAAAATATATTTGTTTGATTCGAAACACACATGTGTTTTTAGAAACATAGAGAAAATTTCTATAGAAAGGTCTTGAAAAAGATAGAGATAAAAAAAGTTAAAAAAGTTATTGTGTTATCCTTTTTAAATTTTTTTATAATTTATATAATATATACAATGACAACCCCTATTCAAGAAACTTTTCAAAAATATCTCGAATTACAAAAACAACTAACAGATATGAGAAAACAGCAAAAGATTGTTAAAAAAAATACAGATATATTAGAATTAGAAATTAAAGAATACATGACAAAAAATGATATGGATAGTATATCATTAAAAGATGGAGAAATTGTTTTATATGCACGTAAAATACCACAAACATTTAAAAAAGAAGTAATTATGGAAAAAATTAATGAAAGATTAAAAGATAGCCAAAAATCAGAAGAAATTGCACAATCTATACTTCAAAATAAACAATTTATAGTAGAAGATAAAATAAAGGCTGTCATTAAAAAAAAACATTAAATACCTTGCCGTCTAACGACAACTTCGTTAAAGGTACCTTGCCGTCTAACGACAACTTCGTTAAAGGTACCTTGCCGTCTAACGACAACTTCGTTAAAGGTACCTTGCCGTCTAACGACAACTTCGTTAAAGGTACCTTGCCGTCTAACGACAACTTCGTTAAAGGTACCTTGCCGTCTAACGACAACTTCGTTAAAGGTACCTTGCCGTCTAACGACAACTTCGTTAAAGGTATTTAGCTTTCACTTTCTGAATCATCCGTATCACCAATTAGATTACCAATCGTATCATTAATCGTATCATTGATTGTATCATCAATTATATCATCTATATTGTAATCATAAAATATATCTTGATGTATATCTTGATGTATATCTTGCTGTATATCTTGCTGTATATCTTGCTGTATATCTTGCTGTATATCTTGCTGATTAAAGTCTGAAACTATAGAAGTATCAGGTATAGGAATATATGTAAAATTTAAAAATTCTTCATTATAAGTAGTAGGTAATGAGAAATTTAGAAAATCTATAAGATTTTCATTTGTTATATTTCTAAAATCAGTTGCACCTTGTCGTCTAACGACATCTTCGTTAAAGGTACCTTGCCGTCTAACGACATCTTCGTTAAAGGTACCTTGCCGTCTAACGACATCTTCGTTAAAGGTACCTCGATAAACAGAGTCGTTAGGTATATTTTGTCTTGTTAAATCTGTTATGTCTATTGTAGTTATATTTGTTGTATCCGTGTCTATGTCCGTGTCTATGCCCGTGTCTATGCCCGTGTCTATGCCCGTGTCTATGCCCGTGTCTATGCCCGTGTCTATGTCTGTGTCTATGTCTGTTATAAGTAGTGGTGTATTTTCTTGATTATTATTTGTATAATATAGAATTTCTTCAGCAAATGATATGTCTTTTTGATTATTATATATATATTTATCTATATATTCGTCAACTTTTAAAGTATAACTTTTATCAATATAAAAATCATCAATATCTTTGGGATGTGTACATTTTATCTGCGAATAAACAACATCTTCACTAAAATCTTTATATCTTATTTTATATTTTTGCAATATTAACAAGGTTTGCTTATATGGTAACAATTCGTATATTTTGTCATCTTCTTTATACATGTCATGTAACGTATCGTATATTTTTAAAGACAATTCTGGTAAAACAGATTTTATTATATGGTAAATATACGATTTAATTCTCATCCTTTCTAACTTATAAATACCTTCAGAATGCTCATGTATTTTACAGTCACCTATTTCGTGATTAGAACAAATAGAATCATTACAAATATATTCTGGAATTTTCTTTTTAACATAACTATCAGTGTCAAAACGAAAACATCCACCAACACCATTTGAATTCCAATGTTCAATTAATCCCTTTACTGTAAAACCTATTCTACCACAAGCATAACATCTTTCTAAATTATGATGAGATAATCCATTACATTTCTCTGTTTTATATAAACTACGTCTACAAATACAACAAATCATATAACTTGATACTTCATTTAGTAAATTTTTTATTTGACAAATAACTATATCTTCAGTTATTTCTTTATTTAAATATAAATAGGAATTTTCTTTGTAATTTAATTTTACTTTAAGACTTTCTATAGAACTATTTTCATATTCTATACCTTGCCGTCTAACGACATCTTCGTTAAAGGTATCTGAAACAATTTCTTGCCTTTCTATATCAATTTCTTGCCTTTCTATATCAATTTCTTGCCTTTCTATATCAATTTCTTGCCTTTCTATATCAATTTCTTGCCTTTCTATATCAATTTCTTGCCTTTCTATATCAATTTCTTTTATACATTCTAATGGAGCATTATGTATTAATTTATTAATATAGTAATTGTATACATTTGGATTTTCATTTTCATAAGATGTTTTACAATCATAACAGATATTTGAATAATAAGATATATACTGTTTACAATAATAACAAAATTTTTTAGAACATTTTGGATTTTGAGAACATTTTATAATAAGATCACCAATTGATGTATTTTTTATACTTTCTGTTTTTATCAGTATATCAGTATTACATTTATACATTGGGCATTTTATAATAGTAAATCCTGGAAATGCATATTTATCTGCATGATAAGAATACTCTAACCATTCGTCTTGTGTAGAACATATTTTTTTAATATGATGATGTTCAAATATATTTTTCAATCCAATTTTTGTAAGACAATCTTCAAAAGGATAAGGGCAAGATATATGACTATTAGATTCATTAATAGTGTGATTTTCATAATTATTAACAGATCTCCTTAGACATTCTATACAAATATAATGTACATTACAAGAACTTTTTATTAATAAATTATTTGGTATATAATCGTTTATAAAAAAATCACTCTGTATATCTACTAATGACAAGTCATGTTCCAAATTGTCTTTTAAAATATGTAAATCTCTAAAACATATACAGCAATATTTTTCAGGATCTAGATATATTTTAAACGCATTAGAAAATTCATCTTTTAAATTCATTACTTATTAACAATAAATAAAAAATAATAATAAAAAGGTTAGGTTAAATTTACATTTGCGTATTATGTACACTGATAGATTACATGTACTCGAAACGCATAATTACTTCAAAATTTAAATTGTGTAAACTATATTCGTGACTATTATTAAATTGAAATCCTATAGTTTGTAGATCAAAGTCTTTATCTATATCATATTGATTATTTTTTGAAGAAAATGATAATTTTTTACCAAAATCCTTTTCCATATCCAAGTGTAACATATCATAATAACAAAAATTTTTATTAGTAGTTTCATATTTACTCAATGGAATATCATTTAAATATATCTGAACATATATTTTTTCAAATATGTTTGTATTAGGTGAATCTTCAGCTATATAAATTGAACTATTTGAATATATTACTTTATCAAATCCAAGTATTTTTTGTAAATTGTAATTATATTCATTTTCTATAAAAAATATAGAATAATTAGGTGGCTTACCAACTATATTATTATTATTATTTACAGTAAAACAAACTCTGTTTTTTAATATATTAAAAAATATTTTATACGTATAATCCTTGTTTTTATTAATAGAAGACAAATTTAAAAATTTTGTAATACATTCTAATAAATTATGAATAGTATAATATCCAGTCGGTATTGTTATAAGAGTCTTTATATTTTGCTCAATTATATAAAATTTATTATTAGATTCATCTATATTATACATGTCGCATTTTAAATAAATAGACTGCAAATCTATACTTTTTAATTTAGATATATCAAGATTATATATATATCTTTTATTCCGTTTATAAGAATCATCTGACATAAAATGAATATAACGCTCTTTATAGTCGTATTCTGATTGATTATCATTTCTATAACCTTCCTTTTCTCTATAGTCTTCCTTTTCTCTATAGTCTTCCTTTTCTCTATAGTCTTCCTTTTCTTTATTATTTTCTTTATTATTTTCTTTATTATTTTCTCTATTATTTTCTCTATTATTTTCTCTATTATTTTCTCTATTATTTTCTTTAATGTTATTACTTTTATGTTTTTTATCTAAATCTTGTAATAACAAATATTCAAATTTGCTAACGGTTATTTTGTTTAAACCTATTAAAACATCTTCTAAATCTTTATTATTTTCATATATAGAAAAGAAATTATCATCAAATATATATTCTTGTAATTTTACCATATTTATCTTATAAGTTTCAATATGTTCCATTAAAATATTGTTGAATTCTGGATAGTTTTTTATATTTTTTTTTACTATTATGTCGAATAAATATCCCGAGTTTTTTTGTGATATAAATATATCTTTCAAACGCTCTTTAATATCATTTTTCATTATACTTTTTTCATTATACTTTTTTAATAAAAAAGTAATATTTTTTATACGTAGTGTGTTTAAAAAAAATGAAATTTATATTTTTTTAATATAATAATAAAATGACATTCAAAAATGATTTAACATCTTCTTTTATAAAAGGAATTGGAAGAACTATCGGAGCACTTAGTATTTTTGGAACTTTGGGATTATTTTATATGGCTTTTACATATACTCAAAATACATATAATCAAAATACATATAATCAAAATACAGATAAACAAAATACAGATAAACAAAATACAGATAAACAAAATACAGATAAACAAAATACAGATAAACAAAATACAGATAAACAAAATGTACTAAGTAAACAAGAAAAGCAAAATGTACTAATTAAACAAGAAAAAAAGAATGTAGAATTTGATCTTAGTCGTAAGTTAGATGAAAATAGAGAATTAAATTCTGATTCAGAAACGGGAGAAGATTTAGATAAAAGTATAATTGAAAAAAAAGAGATTGAAATCTATGAAAAAAATGAAACGTTTAAAAAACTTTTTGATAAATTAAAATAAAAAAGATAGAATTGCAAAAAAGATAGAATTAAAATTTTAAGAAAAAAAATTTTCTTAAAATATTTACTTGATTACTTTTTAGTTACTTTTTAGTTACTTTCTATAAGCATCTTTAATAGCTAATCTTGTATTTGTTCCAATATATGCATTATCGTGAATTTTATTTATTTCTTGATAATCTTCACAAAGAGGATGAAAACGGTTAATATTAATACCACTTAAAACATTACAAGCTCTACCAACTCTAGTATATTCTGGGATAAGTGTATTATCACAATCAGGTAACATTTTTGTTTTGACTGGATTTGCTTTATTTGGATTAAATTTTTTACTTGGGCATTTTGTAAGATCAAAATTTTGTCCTCTTAATTCACTTTCAATATCAACAGATCCCATAGGAACACTTTTATATGGATTATGCATAAAGGGAGATGCTGCTTGAAAACAAACTTGTTTTGATTCAATAACAGATTTGTCTGTTATCCAATTAAACGGAGATGTACTTTCTTGATTACTTTTATCTAAAGCGCATTCGTCATATCTAGAACGAGTAAATGAAAAATGTGCTGGCACTGACATATATATATTTATGTATATAAATTTAATTTATTAAATTAAATAAATAAATTAAATAAATTAAATAAATAGCAAAACTGTCTATTATAGCACATCCTATATAGCACATCCTTCTAAACATTTATTAAAAGGCCAAATTTTATCTGGGATAGCTGCTAAAAGAGCTCTATCTTGTTCAGTAGAAGCTCTTGATGCACATTTTTTACATCCTTTACTATAACTATCAACAACTTTTCCATTTACAATAGTAAACAATTGCGTACCTGCACATTTACCATTTACTAAACCCATGTCTGTTAAACATACTTCTTTTCCTGTAAATGGATCTTTATAAGAATTAGGAATTCTACCAGATTTAACAGTGCATTGATCTGGACAAGATCTACCAGACGCTTTTAAATTATTTACTATAGGTCCATTAGTAGGATCAGATGATAATACATAACTTTTAACATCATTTAAATCATTACAATATTTTGGAGGATTGTTTTTAGGATCACTTTTATCACATAGTTTAGGGTTATCAGCTATAGCACTGTATACTTTATTACACCAATGATTTGGATTTTTAATATCAGAAACAGTACATTCTTGATTTTGCCAACTTGAATTAAAAGTATTAAATAATGATTTTGTTTTAGACACTGGATCCCTTAATTTTTTTACATAATAAGTAGAAAAGTTTGCTTCATCGCAAACTATAGAATCTTTACTATCAAGAAAATCTTGTTTTTTTATTTGATTTATAGTAGAATCACCTTTTTTATAATTACGTACTAATGAATGTAATGTTTTATAATACTTATTACTTTTATCTTTAACATTTAAAGAATTGTCTATTTTAAATATATATTCATTACCATCTTTCCCAATTATACAAGCTAATTTTGAGAATACATTATTTGTACTTGATCCATCAAAATTTTCTTGATTGTAAAAATAATAATAATAGAATATTATAAAAATAATAATAATAATTGTAATAAGAATATAAATTTTTTTGCTATTCATTATACGATATATATATTATGTAAAGAAAAAAATCAAATCAAATAAAATTGAATTTAATTATAAAATTATTATAATTACATGTCACTTAAAAATGTTCCAAAAATTTCAACAATTACAATATCAACACAATTACCATATTGTCAATTAAATTTAACAAATATAGGAAAATATTTACATATAGATGACGATATTATTGGTATTAAATACAATTATGCCGATTTAAGTATTATGAAAGGAAAATATTCCACTTCTATTTATAAAAAGGCTAAAAATAAAAATATTGACAAAGTTAAAAAGACACTTTTTTACAATCAAATTACTATTATTATAAATAACAATGGAAACAATGTGAATATAAAATTATTTGGAAATGGAAGTTTACATTTAACTGGTTGTAAAAGCGAAAACGAAGGTGTAGATGTTACTAAAATTATTTATCGTAAATTAAAAAATATAATTGATAAAAAGGATATCATTTTATTAACAAAGGATGAAAATGGAGTTTTAGTAGACAAGGATAAATTGGTATACTCGTATATAGACGAGAATGGAAGTGCTTCTATTATTGGATATAAAAAAGATTATTGTAAATACACTATTAATAAAAAAGAGTATACGATTGATCATAAAACAAAGATGTTTATTTCTACAAAAATAGAAAAGAAAAGACAACGTTCTATTATTAATTTTAAAGGAGAACATATAGGATTTTCTAAAATTGAGTTGTTTAAAAATAGGAATAAATTTTACAAAAAAAATGTAAATATTTACATTGATCAATTAAATGATTTTATCTATTATAATAATACTATACTTATAGGAAAAATAGATTATAACATTGATAAAGATAAAGTAATTGATTTAGAAAATGATACACGAGATGTTTTTGAAATAGAATATTCTTGTAATCCTTTTAAAAATAAAAAAGACGATCAAGATAAATTAGATAAATTAATACAAAATGAAAAAAATATGGAATCTTTTAAAAAAAATATAGATTTTAATATAAATTGTATAAATGTATATTTTACTATAGATTATGAAATAAATAGACAACGTTTATACGAACAACTTGTAAAATTAAACTATATATGTAAATATAAACCAGAATCGTATTCTGGTATTAAATTTATTTATAAAATAGGTTTAAATGACAATACATTATCTATATCAAATGGATGTATTCAACAAGGTACCTTGCCGTCTAACGACATCTTCGTTAAAGGTACCTTGCCGTCTAACGACATCTTCGTTAAAGGTATATGTGGTTGTTCAGATAAATGCACTTGTACAAATATTACATTTTTAATTTTTCAAACTGGTAATATTATAGCATCTGGATTTAAAAAAATAGATCAAATCAAAGAAATTACTGATAAATTTCTTCTTATTTGTGATTCTTTAAAACTTATTATTCAAAAGAAAAAATTTTTATAAACAATAATCGATATTTTTATAAACAATATTCGATATTTTTAAAACATTTATTTCTTAGTAAATGTTAATAATGACATTGGGGATAATTATTATAGAAACCCTTAATAATACTGTATTAAATCCTAAAGATCAAATTGACCAGAGTGATCCGAGTAATACAAATGTATCATTTGGATTTTTAATTGATGAAAATATACTTGCAATAAAAAAAAAAATTTTTTTATCAATGCAAAAAACAGAAGATAAAATAAAGTATTATCCAAATTTTTTAAAATTAGAAATTAAAAATGAAATAAAAAACGAATTACTCACAAATAATAATTGTCTACTAAATTATTATTCATCGCCATTACCAGCAAATCCTATTATTCATGTAACTTCTGTTATTGATAATATAAATCAAATAAAAGATATATATAGTTTGTATAGTAAAAGAGAAGATGACAAATATGAATTATTTAAAAAATTATCAAAAGAATATATAGATTTAACAATAGAAGATATTGATTTTTTAATAAAAAATAAATTTTACAATTATTTAGTTTCAGAAAATTTACAAATAATAAGTGAAACAGAAAAAGAAAATTTAAAAAGAGATATTTATGATTACATTCAAAACACAATTAAAAATAATTGGGTAAATAATATAGAATCTTTTAAAGAAGAAAATGAATATCTTCAATCATTTTATAATTTATCTTATGAAAATAAGGAATTTAATTACGAAATCAATGAAGATAAAAGTCCAAGTTTTATATATACAAGTATATCATTTTCTATAAAAAATGATTTTGACGTTAAAGAAAAATTTCTTAATACTCAATCTATATTTAATATATTAGAATTATCTGATGATATACCATTTGTAGCTTATAATACATCTTCAAAAAAAGATCCTATTATAAAAATTTACAATAAATTAGTAGATTCCATACCTAAAGATACTATTAAATCATGGATTTTAAATGAAAATAAAAAACAAAATAAAATAACTTATAAAAAAATCAAAGGATTAGTTTTAAAACATCGCTTTAAATTCGAAAATACAAATGATCCTTATTATATGACAATAGAGATTTTAGATAATGGATCTATTAATATTAAAACAATTTTTGATCAAGAAGATGATAAACGTTCAGTAACAGAGATTGAAAATATTATAGTTGTTATTATTAATAATATTATAAAAAAGTTTGATACATTATTTGGAATTTATTCTAAATCAAAAAGACTTGTTCCTATTGAAAAAAATCAAATATCAATAGAATCAATTAATGCTATTTTAACAACTGAAGAACTTGTTCAAAAAGATAAATTTCCATTATCTGATTTAGGAGTTCAAAAATTTTTTACAGCAAAAATGATAAATAATGTTGAAATTTTGTCATTTTATTATACAAGAACTTGTAAAGAAATCATAGATGAAGATTATGAAAAATTAGGTTTAACTATAAATATAAAAGACAATCCATATAAAAAAGATTCTAGTTTATTATATATTTTTGGTGGAAATAGTATTTCGCAATTAGAAACAATTATTAATGAAATATTAATAGCTAACGAGTTAGGAAAGGGTGAAAGTGAAGATGCACTTTTTTCTGATATAGAAGAAGAATATGAACAAAAAATAAAGAAAAAAAGTAATATTAAGCAGATAAGAAAATATAACCCAAGTATAGTAAATCCTATTAAATGTCAAAAAGAACGTCAACCTATTACAGAAAATAATGAAATGTATGATCCAAAAATGAATTATGAAGATTATCGTATATTAAATTTTGAAGATACAAAATATATTTGTACAGGTGACCAATATAAATATCCTGGATTTACACCTGCTAATATTCTTTGTTGTTTTCAAAAAAAAGGAGAAGGTATTTTAAGAAATATTGGTGATCCATTTTTATTAGAAACAATTGTACAACCATCTAATTTATTAATTGACGTTTCTTATAATAACAAACAATTCAAGACACATGTTATAAAAATGATCTCGGATATGACAAAAGAGAATATACAACAACCTTATTATTTTCTAGACGTTGAAGAAAATAAATTAATTCATATTCATAATAAGGATTTAATTGATACAATACGTAAAAATGAAATTTCAAAAGAAAATGAAAACGAATCAATATGGTTACAATCTACAAAATTGCATAATTTAGTACATTTATATAATAATAGCAAATGTGAAAATAAAGTTGATTTTACAAATAGAAAAAATGATAATATTAATACTACTTGTAAACAACATGAAAATACAAAGATTTTTGGTTATACTAAAAACTCATTACCTTGTTGTTTTGAAAATGAACCTAAACTATATGTCTTACCAGACCAAATAACAAAAGAAAATCCTTATTTAATTACAACAAATAAACCATTAGAACAAAAAAGAAAAGGTATTTTACCACCTCCATTAAATATATTATTAAATGAAATGATTACTAAAAATAAAATTCGTCAAAGTGGTGCAATGATTAGATGGGGAGTTGAACAAAATAAATTTTCATTTTTAAATTGTATTATTGAAGCATTAGGAGATAAAATAGGATCAAATACAACAACTTTTGGTTTAAGAAAATATATAATTAATTTTTTACAAAAAAATCCTGTTGATTTTCATAAATTAAACAATGGAACTATCTATTCAAAATATGGATCATTAGAAAATTATATAAAATCAATAAACGATATAGAAAATCCTATCCAATGGATAGAATTAATTGATATTATACAAAGATGTTTAGAATGTAATGTTATTGTAATAAATATACCACTTATTAAAACAAAAACAACAGAAAAAGAAGACTATAAGAATATAAGAATATTATGCTTACCTGTAAAACAAAATACATCTAATCCTTATATATTTTTATTAAAAAGAACAAATTCATTTGAATTAATTGTAAGAGATACTCAGGTTACTTGGACAACAGGTTCTCCTGGAAAATTACAATTGAAAAAAAATATAAAATCTATAGTCTCTTATGTATTTAATTACAATGATACAGATACACCGAAAACAAACATTGTTAATTTTTTTATAAATTATTATAAATCTTCTTGTGTAAAGGAAAATAAATACCCTGATAATTTTGATTATACAGAATTATATGATATATCTACCTTATTAGCTATAATAAAAGATACACCTCATGATATATATTTTCAAATAATTAATAGTTTTAACAAAGTTATTATGATTGTTACTAAAAGAGGTCTTATAATTCCAGTTAAAGAAAATATTATAATAGATAAAGTACCAAAAATTAGTCTTGTAAAATTTATAGAAAAAAATAAAGCAATTGATATTAATAAATTAGAAAAGTTAATAGATGAATTTAATGAATTACCTAATGTTACATTTAAAATGTCTATTAAAGGAATTATTGAAGAACCAGAAACAATACAACCAAAGTCCCCTGAAACACCAAAGTCCCCTGAAATATTAAAGTCCTCTGAAATATTAAAGTCCTCTGAAATATTAAAGTCATCTGAAACACCAAAGTCCTCTGAAACACCAAAGTCATCAGAGACCCCAGAAATAATAGAATTACAAAAGTCACTAAAGACAATGCAAATACAAAAGTTACCAGAAATACCTTCTTCTGAAACAGAAGATACATTTTCTACTTCTACCTTTAACGAAGATGTCGTTAGACGGCAAGGTACTAGTGGTTCTAATATTCTTTTTCCTCAAAGTATTCTTCTTTCACCTTCCTTAAAAAGTCAAGAAAAGGAAAAAGAATCTTATAAATTTCCATCATTGGAAGAATTAAACGTTACTTTAAATAAAAATTTAATAGAAGTTCCGTTTCAAGAACAAAAAAAAGATTTGGCATCTAAAAGAAAAAAAAGAGAGATTCTTTTCAATATAGATTGTGAAGAAAATATAGAAAATATAGAAAATATTGATAAAGATAATTTAAAAAATATATTAAAAAAATACGATTTTGATTTTGAGCAAATAAAGGGAGATGGAAATTGTCAATATAGAGCTATAGCAAAAATTATTTATGGAGATTCAGATATGTATCAAAAAGTTAAAAATGAAATGAAAAGAGAATTAGAAATATTATATGAAAATGATTCTGAATTTTTTGAAAATTCTATAGACGATTATATGAAGGATGAATTTTGGGGAGATCATATTACTTTAATTTCTTTATCAAACGCATTTAAAGATTATTGTTTTAACGTATATATTTTATGTAATAAAAAAGACGAGATTGTATTATCAGGTACAAAAATAACAGAAGATTGCAATAGACAATTTGATTGCAATTTATTATATACAGGTGAAAATCACTATGACGCTTTACTCTAATCTAATTACTTAGTAAATTTATTAAAAAAAAAATGTTTAAGTATAATATATGGATAATAATACAAATATTATAGATTATATTAAAAAAAATTATCCAAAAATTGTTTTTTCACCATTTAAATTTTCATATACGAAAGCTCTTGGATTTATTGTGTCGAATAACAAGTTAGTAATTGGTTTTATTAACGCAGATGGTTCTATTGGGAAATTAATAGAACCAATAGATATTACAGAAATAAAAAACGAAAAGGTTTCTAATATATTAGAAAAGATTCCTATCGTTGAAGGATTTAGTAAAATAGATAAAGATAATTTGTTAAATTTCTTTAAAAATACTGAAAATGCATCGATTTCAAAAAAAGAACATGAGAAAATTGTCAAGGATTTAGAAGAAGCTATTTCTGAAAAAACAAGATATAAATTATTATACGATAGTCAAAATCATGAAATTATTGCTATAAAAAATAAATATGAAAATAGAATAGAAAATATTCAAGAAGAATTTTTTAAAAAATTTGATACTTTTAATAAAACTGTAATGAATAATTTCGATGATATCAAGAATGGTATTAGAGAATATAAAAGTAATATTGAAAGTTATATTGCAAAAGATTCATTAAAAACATCAGATTTTGAAAGCATTATTAAAAAAATATCTGAAGAAAAGGGTATATTAGAAGGACGATTAAAGGAATTGCCTGAAAAACAAAAAGTAAAAGAAATTGGAGATCAACTAGATTCTGTTCAAAAAGATCTTTTATTACAAATAGAAAATTTAAAGAAAACAAAAAGTAAAAAAGATAAAAAAATAATGAAGGAACTTATTGAAGAAAGTGCTGAAATACAAATGATTAAAGAAATGGCACCTTCTATAATAAAAGAAGAAGATGAAAAGATCGACGAAAATAAATATATAGATTTAGAAAAAATAAATAAAAATAAATTTACAAGTGAACAATCTGATATTATAAAAAGGGGAGATGTTAATGATATTTTAGAAGTATTAAAAGAAAAATACAATATAATAAATGAAAATAAAAATACAACTTTATCAGATCAAGAGTTATTAAAAGCTATACAAGAATTAACTGGAATTTTTCAAACAAGTAATCAAGTAGGTGGAGCAGATAGTAATAATTTAGATGTTTTTTTAAAATTGTATATTAAATTAATTACACAAATGTTATTGTCACCTACTATGTTAAAATTAACTTCTTTTACAATGGATGAATTAAAAAATACAATATTATCAAAATATATTCAATTATGGTATAAAAAGGGGGATGATAGAATTTTAATGAAGAAAAATTCTGTTTTTTCAGTTATACAAACATTTTTATATATTGATATTACAGAATTAGTAAAAAGTAGATCAGGAGAATTAGCTACATTTCAACGTAATTATTTAGAAACAGATATTGCTAAAGAATATATAAATAATGATACTGCAAACTTTAAATACAATATGAAAAGTGAACAAGAATCAAAGTATTTATTTATAAAACGTTTTACAGATACTATTCGTGATGTATTATCTAATACAGATAAAGGTTTTATATTTTATATAAAAGAGATGATTGCTAAATACATTATATCAAACATGGATTTCTTGAAGGGATTTAAAAAGATTTATGATTTTATTGAAAGTGACATTAATAATACATTACAACTTAATTTAAATGAAATATTAAAAACAAAAGTCAAAAACAATGTATTAACATATATAAAAATTAGAAATGATGATGATGATAAGGAATATAACAATAGGTTCAAAACATATTATAATATAAATAAAAATAGAATGGATTCTCAAGATAAATCCCTAATGCTTTTACAATACAATGATCATAATATAAATTATTATAAAAATGAAAATGGTAAAATGATAACATCACCTACATTGAAAACAGATTTTGACAAAAAATATAATAATACTAAAAATTTTGAAGATTATTTTGTATTAAATAAAAATCTTAATGTAATTCGTTATGACCATACGTATGGTCTTGGACCATTTACCTCTATCTTTTCACCAGATGAAAAGAATAAAGACATTGCAAAAAATAATATTCCTGAAATTATAGAATCTCTTGTTGCAAAGAAACCAGTTTTTGTTATAGGATATGGTGCATCAGGATCTGGTAAATCATCAAGTTTAATTTACTTTAATAAAGGTGAAGATGAAGAAAATAGAAATGGTATATTGATACATCTTTCAAATATTATGGGTAGCGATCATGGATATAAAAATATAAATGTAAAATCTTTTGAATTTTTTAGAAATTATGATTTTGAAAAAAATGTACCTGAAAAAGAAATTACAATTAATACGTCTCCCAATTCATTAGATAAAAGTTTAGAAAGTTTAAATTTTACTTTTAATAAAGAAAAAAATACTTATAATTTAGACTATGATTATACTCATAAAAATCATTTCCCAGATCGTGTAGGTATAATATCAAATGTTACTGAAAAAACATTAGAAAAAACTACATTTTTAAAAGGATCATCTCTAGGACAAATATTAATACATTTAATAGATACTGATAGATATGTAAAGGCTACTACAAATAACCCCAATAGTTCACGTAGTCATACTGTTGTTTTTATCAAATTTAAAAAATTAAATGATAAAAATGACATAGAAGAAACAACATTAATAGTTGGTGATTTTGCTGGAGTTGAAAATTTATTTAATTGTGAAGATGATGCAGTTATTAGTAAATTCTTAAATATACAAAAAGATAACGGTAATACTAAATTTTATTCTGGAAAACATTCTATAGGTGGAGCTGATGAAAATGACTATGTTTATTTCGATAAAAATATTAATTCAGAATTATGTGATAAATATATAGAATCAAATAATGATCTTTATGTATTTGGAAAAGACACACCTATTAGAAATAAGGAAATTAAAAATAACAAGTTTTTTGGAGATACAAATACTTATTATGATATTCAAAAAATAATTTTAGAAAAAATTATAAAAGAAATAGGTGAACCTAAAGATACTATTCGACCAGAGTTGAATAAAAATAATAAATTTTTCGAATATGCTCAAGATTTATTCAACACTGGTTATAAATCTAAAATGTTTTCCGAAAAAAGCAAAAACTCATTTTATAATGAAATAGACAAGTCTAAAAATATTTTACTTAAAATAAAAGAAATATTTAAAGACGTTTTAGTAGAAAATGTATCAGATGATAAAATAAATAAAGCTAAAAATGAATTTTTTGATATAATATCAAAAGAATTAAATTACAATGATTCATTATCATTATATAAAGAAAAATATCCAAAAGGAACTTTGTTAGGAGAAATACCAGATATTAATTCCAAAGCTATTACTAAATTAAAAGATCTAATAACACCATATAAAGAAAGTCTAGGAAGTAATCCATACATTGGAGCAATCGACTTAATCATGCCTATGAATATTCATAGAAAAAGAAGAAATGATACAAGAAATGCATTTATAACTGGAAATTGGGATAATATTACATTAGATAAAAATACAGAATTGTATTACTATTCATTACCAGTTAATACACAATCAGGAGGTGGGTTTTTTGATGTTAATTCAGACGATTCTTATCGTATGTATGATCCAAATTTATCTGATTCAGATTCAGATTCGACAAGTAGTTACAATTCAAATTCAGATTTAGATTCAGATTCAGATTCGTTTTATTCTTCGAGTTCTCTAAATTATAAAGGAGGTGCTCCTAAATCTGCTCCTAGACCTAAATCTGCACCTAAACCTAAACCTAAACCTGCACCTAAACCTAAACCTACACCTAAACCTAAACCTAAACCTGCACCTAAACCTACACCTAAACCTACACCTAAACCTGCACCTAAACCTGCACCTAAACCTACACCTAAACCTACACCTAAACCTACACCTAAACCTGCACCTAAACCTGCTGCTAAACCTGCTCCTAAACCTGTAGCTCCTAAACCATCTCCACCTAAACCTGCTCCTAAACCATCTCCACCTAAACCTGCTCCTAAACCATCTCCACCTAAACCTGCTGCTAAACCTGCTCCTAAACCTGCAGCTCCTAAACCATCTCCACCTAAACCTGCAGCTCCTAAACCTGTAGCTCCTAAACCTGCTGCTAAACCATCTCCACCTAAACCTGCAGCTCCTAAACCTGCA